TGAATCTTGTAGTTCGGTGATTCCATTATTTATTCCGCGCCTTCGCTCGTTCTTTCGTATAAACAAACATTGCTTCCAAAATCCCATCGGGTGCATCAACTAAAGCCACCGGCGAGATACCCGTCTCCACAGAGAGAGCTGCTATTGAATAAGTCAGACTGTCTCTGTGGATTCGGAAGAAGGGTCGGTTACCAACGAGACTTCCTCAAGAGTGTCAAGGAAATCGGAGCCAAAAGGCTTGACGACACGACCATTGTGTTTCATTGCAGACCAAGCAAGGAAATAGATGTGTTCTAGTTTCTGCTCTTCTGCAATAAGTTTTGCCAAGCCCTTATTATATTTTTGTTCAAACTCGACAATGATTCTTGGGCGCAACGAATATGTTGCATCCATTCCATCATTAGTCTTTACGCGGATTTTTAGTCCATCCATCTTTTCCCCCTAGGGTTTTTATGATGTTGCTTTTGTTATTGCACCGGAAATCGGCCAAGTCACACTTGCAGTTGCTAATTCTCCCACGGCACCATTGAGCGGTGTCCATTCAGAGATAAGAACTGAGAATGTGTATTTTGGATTCGTTGCACTGACGGTTGTGTTCACGGGTCTGACTTCGCAAGTGATAGCAGTTCCAAGCAAAGGGTAAATCGTAGATTCAACCGAGCCTGAAGCGTAGTCTTGATGAAACTCAAAACTCACTGAGTTATCTGCTAAACCTGCAACTCTCTTCTTTGCCGTATCCCCAAACGCCGTTGTTTCAACGATGTCGTAAGTGGTATTCAAGGAGACGCTCGCAATGTGATCCGACAAGTCGGTTGATGCGAATGTCACATAGGCATTAGTGAGAACTAGTCTTGCCATAAACTATGCAGTCGTCTTTGTGATTGCGCCGCTTACAGGCCAAGTGACAGAAGCAGTTGCCAATTCGCCAACTGCGCCGTTGAGTGGTGTCCACTCTGAGACGAGAACAGTTGATGTGTAGGCAGGATTTGTTGCCGATGTTGTTGAACCATTTGGCTTGACGACAACTGAAGTTGTGGTGCCAAGAAGCGGATAGACGGTTGCTTCAATAGAACCTGAAGCATAATCTTGGTGAAATTCAAGAGTGATTGAGTTGTCTGCAAGACCGCCGATACGGGTGCGAGCTGCGGTGCTTGAAAACGCGGTTGTCTCAACAACATCAATGGATGAGTTGAGGGTTACAGATGCCACATGGTCGCTGACATCAACAGAGTTGACAGTGACATAGGCATTCGTGAGAACGATGCGTGCCATTATTTTTTGGCTCCTTCTTGTGCTGGTTTGATTGTTGGTTGTGTTGCTTCAATGTGGCCGCCGACAATGAGAGCGTCAATGTTGGTGCCTGCATCTTCTAGTTCTTTCAAGGTAAGAATCTCACCTTGTTTCTTTCCACAGACCACGCGGTCTGAGATGACTTTGTAACTCATGAGTCTCCTATCCCCACAGCGTCAGTCTGTATCTATACGAGAGAAATGTGACGCCCTGTGAGTCGTAGGTGCCTGCTTCGGCTCCGGTCACTCGCAAAGTGTTCACTGCTCCCGACAAAGTGCGATCCGCTTCTATTGCGGCCTTGATAGAGCTAGCGCCCGACCCTGCAAGGTAGGCATCCAACTTGTCTTGACCTGTTCTTTCTGAAAAGCGTTGCACAATCACAAGGACATCAACTTGCGCCTGGTCTAAACCACGAGCATTGTCAATGTCGAATGTGAAATCTAATTGCCCTACAACCGCCGCAGGTGGAACGACGGTATCGGGAATCAAATCATAAGCGCGAAGCCCTGAAATCGTCTGCAAAGCCGTTTTAAGCCTATCTCTGACGGTGCTTGGGTTCATACTGCCAACCCATTATTTCGCTTCATTGGGCGAAGGAGAGCCTCAACATCAGGATCAAGTCGTGACGCCAAGCGAACTGTTCCGAGTTCAGGAGTGCCTGCAATACCGAAAGGCGATTGCTTACGAACAAAGAGTCGTGAAGATTGAATCAGACAGGCTTGGTTGACTTCTGAAGGAATTGCAGACCATCCCCAAACGCCTGTGACCTTGACTGCCTGTGGCAAGTAATAAGGCCAGACATAGGCGCCTGTGGCAAGAAGTCTTGTGTAAGGCCAACCACGGCGCGGGTTATTGATTGGCTCTGTCATGAAGTCAGAAGTTGACCAGACAGTTGACCAAGTTTGATTGAAGTTGTCGTCAGTTGCAATGGCAGAGATGGAGACAAAATCATCCACCGCTAAACTCCAAGGGTCTTGCGCGGTGTAATAGCGAACGATAGGAGTGCCGACAGTTCCGTCAGCGTAGAAGAAGCGCCCGCAATAATCATCAATCATTCTGCTTGTGGCAGTGATGGAAAGTTCAAGCAAAGCGTCATCGCTGGTGTCGGTTATCGCTAGTGATGACTTCAGCTCTGCGAGCGTTGCGTATCCGTTCGTGATTGCCACTAGATTTCCTCTTCCTTACCTTTGGCGGAGTCGCTCTTTCAAGTTTCGGCTCTGCGGTTGCGGTTTCCTTGCGCTTTAGTCGCGCCATGAATCGTGATGTTCCTCTTTTAGCCAATATGATTTTGAGTGAGGCAGAATCGCACCTGTGTTGACATAAATTGGAAAGCCCAGAGATTTGATACGACGGCAGAAAAGTAAATCTTCGCCAATCCATTCGCCTTTGACAGGGCCATCCCAAAACCAGCACCAATCCTTGCCTTGATTCGGATCGGCGGCATCTCGTATTGCTTCAAGAACGCTTCGGTGAACCATCAGACATCCTGTGCCTGCGGCATCAATTTCAAAGACCGAGTTCTTGTCGTATTTGTAAAGTGGCAAAAATCCATTTGTTGTATCTTGAAAAATTGCTGGAACAGGCTTGGGATATGGCTTGCCAGGAACTCCAAAGCCTGCAAATACTAAACCTGCAACGACAGGGCGATCCTTGTCGTGAGCAGTTTCGCACAACATATCAAATGTGCGCACATCCAATTGCTCATCAGAGTCAATCATCAAGAGCCAATCAGAGTCAGTCATTTCTAAGAATTGTTTGACAACTCGATTGCGCTGCTTGGAAAGTAATCCTGAACCCTTAATGCGAACGAATGGGCCGAGTCTGCTTGAGCGTGCTGAAGCTAGTTGAATCAGGTGATAAGCAAATCCACCGTTGACCATTCCAGGATCGCAAGACCCGATTGAAACTTTGTGACCTGTTTTCATAGTTCCCCCGAACTGTTAGGAAGTGCAGAGACGAACAAGTCGGGGGGCCTTGCCCGCCTCTGCACAATCTTGACTTCTAGTTCAAACTAGAAGGTTGGTGCTGCCAAACCAGTTCCACTAATGATGGAGTTCGCTAATGGATAGCGACCTGCGGTGAAAGCAGCGTAACCATAAACAACAGTCTTGAGGGTTAGGTTGCCTGCGCCGGTTGCATCAAAGCGAAGTGTGAATGGTGATCCTGGTTGCTCCCATAGGTGGCATTCACCTGCGGTGACAACATAGATTTCATCTTGGTTTGTGGTTGTTCCATAAGTCGTTCCGATGTTTGCATCAGTAATGATTGGAAGACCCATCATCTGATAACCGGAATTTCCGTATGAAGAAGCTCCTGCACCGACACCTGTTGCGTTGAATGGGCCGTTAGCGGCAGGAACAACGAGTGGGCGGTTTGAGGAATCAACTGCTGCGAGCAAGAACGCCAAGCGGCGTGGGTGCATCACAAAGTGAGTTGGGTTGACGAATGCGTTTGTCTGAATCTGCTGAATCGCATCTGCCAACTTTGGATAAAGGAGTCCGACAGTTGGTGCAGTTGATGTGAAGGTGATTGCGTTTCCGCCTGCTCCACGAAGACCTGCAATTTGTCCTGCGCTTCCTGATCCACTGAGGAGTTGTGCATCGAGCGTTGTGTGCCATGACTTGATGAGGTCGGCAGCAACGAATGAATCAATGCCGGTTCCGCGCTCAATAGCTTGACGAGAAATGTCCTGTTGACCTGCAATGGTGCGAACATTGACTGTCAATAGTGTGTCATCAACATCAGTTTCGCTTACTGCATCGTTCTGTGTTACCTGAACGGCAGTTGACGAACCTGTTGTCATGCGAGAAATATTAAGAGTCATTCCGCTTGGTGGGAGTGTCATCTTGTTGGTTGCAAAGTCCGCAAATGGGCGACCTGCGCGAGCCAATGGAGCTGCGAGATCAACGAGATATTGTGGAATTACAAGACCTTCAAATTGAGCGGTTCCGACATCGCGGCGCTCAACTTCTTCTTCGCGCTGGTGGCGAACAAGACGCTCTTGTGCTGCATAGTCAGACTTGAACTGTGCATTGTAAGCATCTTTGAAGAATGAGTTTCCTGAATCAGCAGTGTATGTGCGTGCTTCAGAAGTTACTTTGAAACCGCCAACCTTTGGTGTTGCGATTTCTGCTACTGCTGCGCGAGCTTCTGCGGCCTTCTTGTCGGCTGCTGCCTGTGCAGAGAGTTTTTCAATTTTTTCGTCAAGAGAACGGGATTCAGCGACGAGAGCATCAACCTTTGCGGTTTCCTCTGCGGTCAAATCGGTGCGGTTCTCTGCGGCTACTGCCTCAAGAACTGCATCCATTTCTGCCTTCACTGCATCACGGCGCTCGACTACTTTGTCAAGATATGACATTGAGTTTTGCTCCTTGTGAGTTTGGTTGTAGAGGTGGTGGCCAAGAATGCTCGCGGCGCTTGTGGGGTGCGAGATAGGCTCCGACTTCAATCTGTTCTAATGAACAGAAATTTATTTTGTTGAGTTAATAATTGCTTTTGCTAGGCGCAAAGAAATCTTGCGACCTTCTTCTTCCTTTGGTTCAGGAAGCGGATCAATGTAGCGAAGTTCGCTCATCTTATGACCGACAAGTGTTTCTGTTGGTCGCCATCCGTCTCTAAACTCTTCATAAACGCGAATGAGAACGGCAGGGTCGCCTTCTTCGGCAGTAATAGAAAACTCTGTGCCAGGAATGCCAAGCACGCCTTCTTCCATAATATGTTCAATGCGACCACGAGCAGTTCCACCTGATGAATCCCATTCAACGAAGTCGCCTACATTTTCGCGTGCTTCTTCTTCCATTTCAGGTTCAGCGCCAAGCAAAGTCTCAAGCATTGACTTGCCTTCGCCAAGGTATTCATAGGATTCGTCTATCTTGTCAAGAATTGCTTGAACCACGATAAGAGATTCACCGGTCACTTCACGGCCTTCTTTTATCGCTGAAATTGCTTCCTTCAAATGCTCGCGTGCTTCAACTGTTGTTGTTGGATAAGCAGGATAGGTGACAACTGAGACATCGCCATCTGCAAGGGAAACTTCTGTCAAGACTCGACGGCTTCTGTCGTCATTCCATTTCTGACGAATAACACGGAAAGCAAAAGACATCTGATCCACATCACCGCGCTTGACTAATTCGTAAATATCACGACCTTCTTGTGTGTCTGCAAGGTCGGCATCAAAGCGAAGACCGCGCTCATCTTCTTCTAATTTCAAAGTGCCATTCTTAGTGCGAGCTAGTGGCAAACCTTCGTGATTGATGAGCAGGCGAACATCGGGTGTTTCACTCAAGGTCTTGCGAAATGCTCCTGGTGCAATGCTCTCTTTGAATGGTAGCGGAACGCTTGAGTCATTAAAGACTGCCGCATAACCAGACAGGCGCATTCCGTCGCCGTCGGCTCGTGCTTCTACATCGCGCACATTGAAGGTGCGGCGTTCAATTTTCTTTGCCATTTTGCTCCTTGAATCGGCTTCGGCATTGAGGGCATCAATTTTGCGTTGCGCCCAATTTTGCGCTCTGTCACTAAAGTTAGAATCTCCGCCCCAAATCAACCAAGCAACAAGTCCTGCGCCTGGATATTGTGGATGCGATGAGTCTTTGTTCTTTGGCGCTTGGCCGTCAACTTTGTGACGCGCAAACCAAGGTGCCATTTTGCGAACTTTGTTTTCGGTGATCCGACCTGCTGCCATTTCGCGTGCTTCGCGTTTGGCGGTGTCAGTTAGACCATCGCCCCCAAATCCATCTGCAACATATTTCAAACCGCGTGCTGCGTTGTCGCGGATAAATTGTGGAACGCTCAAATCTACTTGACGAACTTCTCCACCTGGTTCCATATCTTCAGAAATACTCACCGCGACCATTTGGTCAATCGCATCTTGTTTTGATGAGTGACACCCAATGGTGGTGTAAGAGCCGTCAGATTCTTCCTTGACGGTTGCCCATCCTTGGCAATCGCTTTGCTTGTCTGAAATGTAATATGGCATCGCTTCTCCTAGATTAGAAGCAGAACTTCTGC